ATCAGGTAGTAATACCATACTTGTTTACAACTCTAGCGGTACTTACACAGCCTAACCATGTTCTACGGTTTTTCTCCCTACGCCGATACACCTTATGCAGATCAGGGTGGGGTAACCTCCGTCAGCGTTGACGTAACTTTAACTGGAGTTCAAGCAGTAGGACAACTAGGCACTGCTAATGCTGTTGTAATTATTCCAGTCAATGTTATTGGCGTCCAAGCAGTTGGTCAAACAGGCGCTGTTTCTGTTACCGCTGGTGCTAATGTCTCTGTTACTGGCGTTCAAGGCGTAGGTCAAACAGGTACTGTAACCGTATCTTTACCAGTCAATGTTTCTGTAACAGGTGTACAGGCAATAGGTCAGATTGGAAATACATCTGTTACTGGAAGTGCAAACGTATTGGTTTCTGGAGTAACAGGTGTTACTTTCCTTGGTACAGCCACAGTCACTGCTGCTGGAAATGCCCCTGTAACAGGCGTTGTTGGTATTGGTCAGGTAGGCACTGTAACTACCGCAGCTAATGCAAACGTTTTTGTAACTGGCGTTCAGGGAAATACCCAGCTAGGCACCGCCTCTGTAACAGGCACTGCTGTTGTTAATCTTACAGGTGTTACAGGTGTTGGGCAATTAGGTAACGCTACCGTTCAATTAACTCAAAATATTCGTGTTACTGGCGTTCAGGCAGTCGGTCAAGTAGGTTCCGTAAACACCCGTGCAGACGCAAATATCTACTTAACAGGAGTGCAAACGGTAGGTATAATCGGACAAGTGTTAGTTTGGGGCCAAATCCCTGACAATCAGACGCCAAACTGGACGAATATTAATGACAACAGTAGCTCAGGATGGGTGCAAGTTGTTGATAATGCAGTAGAAAATTGGGATTTAATAGCAGCGTAAAGGACAAATATGGCAAGTACATACTCCCCGACACTACGATTAGAGCTTATCGGCAATGGTGAGCAAGCGGGTACATGGGGTACCACAACAAACACAAACCTTGGTTCTCTTTTAGAACAGGCAATTACTGGCGTTCAAACCATCACTATGGGGGATGCTACATATACCCTAAGTTCATTTGACGGTGCTGTAGACGAAGCCAGAAATGCTGTTTTAGTCCTAGGTGGCACGGTTACTACCCCGCAAAACGTTATAGCTCCAGCAGTTGAAAAGACATACATCATTAAAAACGGCACAGGCGCTAACGTCACAATTAAAACTTCTGGCGGTAATGGTGTTACTTTTGTTAACAACCAGGTAGGTATTGTTTACTGCGATGGTACTAATTTTTTCCAAGCTGTAAACGTCAATAGTATTACTGGTAACGTAGCGATAACAGGCAATTTAAGCGCAACAGGTAACGTATCTGCTAACAACGCAACCTTTACTGGAACTGTAACCGCTGGATCGTTTGTTGGTGTTACTGGGCGTGTGGTTCAAATTGTTAGTAACGTTACATCCAATAGTGTAGAAACGACATCTACTTCTTATGTAACTGCAAATCATTCTGTAAGCATTACACCAACAAACGCAAATAGCAAAATTTTAGTAATGCAGACTGGCACACTAGCCCAGCCAGGAGATGGTGGCCCAAGTTGGAACGCAATGGCAACTATTTATAGAGATTCAACAAATCTTGCTGGTTCTAATAATTCGTTTGCAGGACAAAACACAGGTTATTCTGGCAGCATTTACTCAACAATAGCAATGTCATATTTGGATAGCCCAAACACAACCAACTCAACAACCTACACTGTATATATTAAAAATATAACTGGTGGCAGCGCTTTATATAACTGGGGTTTTGCGGCTGGTAGATCAGTTATTACTGCAATGGAGATTCTATAATGGCAACCGTATCTCAAATAACACAAGCGCTTAAAGAACTTGCACCAGGCGCACAATTTACTGTATATGGCGAAAATTATTCTGACATTGTATGGTATTCAGCAGATATTCCAGAGCCAACAGAAGAAGCGCTAAATCAACAACTAGCAACTGATGCCGCAAATGCGCCACTTGAAGCATGTAAAAGACAAGCTAGTCAACTGTTGTACGAAACCGACTGGACCACGATTCCTGATGTGGCTGATCCCACTAAATCAAACCCATATCTGGTCAACGTGCAAGATTATGTGACTTATCGTAGCGCACTGCGTCAATTAGCCGTATATCCAGTTGCTAATCCAGTATGGCCGACTAAGCCAGTATCTCAGTGGGGTACACCATGATTATCCATAGACAAGCACAAGGCGATGATTGCGCCCATAAAGTTGAGATTCTCTGCCCTAACTGTAGTCGGGATGTAGATGAAGCCGAGTTAGCTGCGCAAAAGTGCAACGACTGTGGGCAAGATCTTTCCGAGCCAAAGCAAAGCGTACAGATTCATGCAACATCTGTCGCTGCAATAGCAATTACGTTTTGAGGTTTAAATTGAGATATGTCAGACGAACTCGGATTGTCGGCGGGTGCCAAGGGTATCAGCGAGGGGATTAAGACTGGCAGGGAGGCTGGTCGTGAGATTGGTAAGAACATCGAGGATGTTCAAAAGGAAGCAGTAGATGTAGCAAAAGAACGAGCAAATGCAAAGATCCGTGAACGCAGGGAAGCGGAGCTAAGGAAAGAACGGGCAATATTTAAAGCCCTTGAAGAGTATAAGCACCGAAAGAAGATTTCGGACGAAGAGTATAAGTTGCGGATTGATTTTATTAAGCAGTACGGCACTAAAGAGTGGCAGAAATTAATAGATATCAAAACAGAGATTGAACGGTTAGAGAAAGAAGATCGCAAGTATTTTGATGCAGAGTTGGCAAAGGTTAAATGGGTGCAGTTCTGGTGCTTTTTAGTAGCTGCCTGGATTGCTTATTACATGGTATGGGGGTCTAAGAAATAATGCTTACACTAATATCCACAGCGCTGTCCTTCCTTATGGGGGGTCTGCCTAAACTACTGGACTTCTTCCAAGATAAGTCCGACAAATCCCATGAAATGCAGATGGCTCAACTCCAGATGGAGCGAGAACTCAAGATGTTAGAGGCTGGCTATATTGCCCAAGCCCGTGTAGAAGAGATCCGCACTGAACAGGTAGCCATGGAAACGCAGGCTCAAGAACGCTCTGCTATGTATGCGCATGACATTGAGATTGGCAAAGGCGCCTCCCAGTGGGTTATTAACCTACGTGCTTCTGTACGCCCCATGGTGACTTACCTGTTTGTATTCCTGTTAATCGTGGTGGATATTGCCTCAATCTGGTGGGCATGGTCATCTGGCGCTGCGTTTGCCGAGTCCGTTACGATGATCTTTGACGATCAAGAAATGCAGATCCTTGCTTCAATCATTGCCTTCTGGTTTGGAACACAAGCCTTCCGTAAATGAAAGTAAGCGACAAAGCTATCAAAATGATTAAGCACCATGAAGGCGTCCGCCAGAAGCCATACCGCTGTCCCGCTAAGTTGTGGACGATTGGTGTCGGGCATGTGCTTTACCCACGGCAGGGCGCTTTAAAAATAGATGAACGGGATGCCTATTCGCTGGAGTACAAAGATGACCGTACCTTTTCGATGGAGGAAGTAGATGACATTCTTCGAGATGATCTTAACCGCTTTGAACGAGGTGTTGAACGCTACTGTCCTGTCAAGCTCACTCAAGGTCAGTTCGATGCTCTTGTTAGCTTTAGCTTTAACGTTGGCTTGGGAACACTACAGCGCAGCACCCTCCGTCAGAAGGTTCTTCGGGGTGAGATGGAAGAGGCGGCAGAAGAGTTCTTGAAATACACGCTGGCTGGGGGTAAAGTATTAAAAGGCTTAGTAACCCGCAGAAATGATGAACGTGCCTTATTTTTGAGTTAAATATGCCATTACAGAAAATTGTTCTTCGACCAGGCTTAAATCGTGAGGGTACTAATTACTCCAACGAGGGTGGCTATTATGACGGCGATAAAATTCGTTTCCGTTCAGGGTTCCCTGAGAAGCTAGGTGGTTGGACTCGTCTTAGCTTAAATCTTTACCTTGGTATGGCTCGCTCCTTATGGAACTGGGCTACGCTGGCTGGCGCTAACCTACTGGGTATTGGCACTAACCTTAAATACTACATTGAGTCTGGCGGTGTTTATAACGACATTACGCCAATTGTTTCTACTTCAAACTATACCAATGCTATCTCTACAGGGTTTACTACGCTAGTAAGCAACGTTAACGCCACTACCACAACCATTACTTTAACCAACGGCGGTACTTTTCCACCCCAAAATGGTTTGATTAGGATTGATAGCGAACAGATCTTTTATAACTCACTAAGCGCCAACATAGCTACAAACTGCATCCGTGGGTTTAACAACACTACCGCAGCCTCCCATACAGCAGGAGCTAACATTGCCAGCGCTTACTTTAGAGTAACGACATCGGATAACAGTGGTAATAACGGGGACTTTGTAATCCTCTCAAACGCTTCAACGACTGGCGGTATAGCCAATACTACGATTAACCGTGAACACCAGATTGCTAAATTTCAGTCAAATCAATGGTTTTCTTTGGCAACCACTTCAGACAATAACCTTTCAAATGTAACTTTTGCTACCTCCGCAGTTGCTAATACAAGCAATGTCACAGTCCAGTATCTTTTGCCTGTGGGCTTGGATGTATATAGCGTAGGTCTTGGTTGGGGCGCTAGTGGCTGGGGTGTTGTTGGCTGGGGTAACGCATCGCCTATTACAGCGACTGGTGTTGGTCAACAGTTACAGCTTTGGTCTAACGATAACTACGGGCAGGATTTAATTATTGCCCCTCGTGGTGGTGCTATTTACTATTGGCAGGCGGCAAACGGCGTTGGTACTCGTGCAGTTACTTTAAAGTCTTTAGCTAATGCGGCTTCTTATAGCCAGCAGTTTGTTCCCAACAATACCTACCAAGTACTTTCTTCCGCTATTCAGCGGTTTGTTATTTGCTTTGGGGCTAATAGCTACGATTCAACTAACGCTAATACTACCTTTGACCCTATGCTGGTACGCTGGTCAGATCAAGAAAACCCTTATCAGTGGGTGCCAGATGTAACCAATCAGGCGGGTGAATTCCGCTTATCAAACGGTTCTAACATTATTGATGCCGTGGCAACCCGTCAGGAGATCTTGGTTTGGACTGATGCCGCCTTGTATTCTATGCAGTATCTTGGGCCACCCTATATTTGGGGCTTCCAGATCTTGATGGACAACATCTCTATCATGTCACCCAACTGTTCAATTACGATTAACAACGTGACCTACTGGATGGGTACGGATAAGTTCTACATTTATTCTGGACGGGTAGAAACGCTGCCTTGCGCATTACGTCAATACGTCTTTGCCGACATCAATAAAGACCAATCCTTCCAAGTTACCTGTGGCGCTAATGAGGGTTACAACGAGGTATGGTGGTTCTATTGCTCGCAAAACAGCAGCGTAATTAATCGTTATGTGGTCTATAACTACCTTGACCGAGTATGGTATTACGGCTCTTTGGTGCGCACCGCTTGGCTTGATTCTGGCATTAGGCAAAACCCTATGGGTGCTTATATCGCTGGTGTAGACGGTTTGGGTAATCCTACTGGGCGGATTGTTTTCCATGAAGTTGGCACTGATGACCAGTCTGGTTTAGCTTCTTTACCTATTGAAGCCTACGTACAATCCTCGGATTTTGACATTGGTGACGGGCATAACTTCGGTTATATCTGGCGTATGATCCCTGACGTCAACTTCAACGGCTCTAATATTAATGGACCAGAGGTTACCTTGGAGCTTCAACCCCGTCAGTTCTCTGGATCAGCTTATGGAAGCCCTGCTAATGCCGCAACAATTAGTTCCAATAACTACATAAACTTCCCGCAATATACGGTTCAGCAGTTTACTGAGCAGGTTTATACACGGGTTCGTGCAAGGCAAATGGCATTTAAGATTAGCTCAAATGGTCTAGGTGTGGCTTGGCAGCTTGGTGCGCCTCGTATTGATATTAAGAATGACGGACGCAGATGAGTACTGGAACTACAAAATCCCCTAACTTGCCGATTGCGCCTGTTGAGTATAGCCAGCAGTATCAAGACCAGCTTAATAACGTCTTACGCTTATATTTTGCACAGTTAGATAATCCAGGACCTTCCGCCGCTTCTACCCAAAGAAACGGCAATGCTGTAATTTCAGCACTTAATTTTAGCCAAGCTAACGCTACAGGGGGTAGGATAGTCAGTTTGCCAACCCAAGCCGATTTAGCCAATATTACGATAGGGTCAGTCTACGTAGACACATCTAACGCAAATGTTTTGAAAGTCAAGGTTTAAATGTTAAACTTCAATCAATTCAACCCCGTGAGGTAGGTATGGGTTTACATCAAACAGCACACTATTTAAAAAGCAAAGGTCGTGGAAACGACAGCATGCTTATCCACATGACCCCAAGCGAGGTTAAAGGACTTCAAGCAATTGCTATGGCTCACGGTGGCAGTTTAACAATTAACCCAGAAACAGGTCTTCCAGAAGCAGGGTTTTTAGAAAGAATTCTTCCTGCCGTAGCTGCTGCAGGGTTAACTTATATGACTGCTGGTGCTGCTGCTCCTTTGATGGCTGGCGCTTTAGGAACTACCGGGGCTGGTATTGTTGCCGGCGCTGGTGCTGGAGCTCTTATTTCTGGTACTACTGCAGCATTACAAGGTGGAGATGTTGGAAAAGCTGCCCTTATGGGTGGTCTAGGTGGTGGTATTGCTGGCGGTATGGGGGCTTATACTCCTACTGAACTAGCCCCAGCGGCTTTAACTGGCGCTACAGGTACAGCTTCTTCAGCAGGTACAGCGGCATTAGATCCTTCTTTAGCTAGTTATGGGCAAACCGCTATGACTCCGCAACAGATTAGCCAAGGGGTTTCTCAGGGAACTATTACTCCTCAAGCAGCTAACCAATACGGACAAGCATTTACAGAGTCTTTTGCTGCAAATCCAACAGTGCAAGCGCCTCCAACAACCATGTATAGCGGACTTGGGGATATGACCAAAATGGGTGTGCAAGCTTTACCAGCCCTTGGTTTATTAGAAGACAAGCCAACTGCTATGCCAGGAGGAGAACAATACGACGAAAATAG